GTCGTCCGAGGAGGGACTCGAGCAGGATTTCAACTCGCTCGATGCTCAGCGGGAAGCCTGCGAAGCCTACATCAAGAGCCAGAAGGCTGCCGGTTGGGTGGCTCTTCCGGCGATGTACGATGACGGGGGCTATTCCGGCGGCAGCATGGAGCGGCCGGCACTGCGACGCCTGTTGGCAGACATCGAGGCCGGCCTCATTGATACCGTCGTCGTCTACAAGGTCGACCGCCTGACACGGTCGCTGGCTGACTTCGCCAAGATCGTCGATGCCTTCGATGCCAAGAACCTGTCGTTCGTCTCCGTCACCCAGCAGTTCAACACGACCAGTTCGATGGGTCGCCTGACGCTCAACATGCTGCTGTCCTTCGCGCAGTTCGAGCGCGAGGTCACCGGCGAGCGCATCCGCGACAAGATCGCGGCCTCAAAGCGGAAAGGCATGTGGATGGGTGGCGTGACGCCGCTCGGTTACGACGTCAAGGACCGCAAGCTCGTGATCAACGAACATGAAGCCGACACGGTCCGCCACATCTTCCACCGCTATGCAGTGCTGAAATCCGTCCGTGCGCTCAAAGAGGAACTGGATGCGGCTGGCGTTGTGAGCAAGGTTCGCGATGGCCAGCGGCCGGGCGGCGTCCCGCTCGCGCCAGGAGCGCTCTATGCGATGCTTCAGAACCGGATCTACCGCGCCGAGATCGTTCACAACGACAATGTCTATCCCGGTCTGCACGAGGCGATCATCGACGAAGCCCTTTGGAACGACGTGCAGGAAACGCTGACCGAGAACCGTGTGGAAAGGACCGCCCGTTCGGCGGCGACTAATCCGAGCCTGCTCGCTGGCCTTGTCTACGATGGCAGCGGCGAGCCCATGTCTCCGACCCACGCCAACAAGAAGGGTGTGCGCTACCGCTATTATGTCAGCCAATCGCTGATCAAACGGAGGCAGCCTGCCGCATCGAGCACGGGCTGCCGCGTGCCCGCAGCCGATCTCGAAGTCTTGGTCGAGGATCGCATTCGCGCCCTGCTGAAGAATAAGGCCGTCATTCTCGATTCGGCAGGAACTGCGCCTCTCTCTACACGGAAGACGCTGATGCAGCAGTCCGCCAACCTCGAGCACCGCTGGCCGGCACTCTCAGCCTCCCACAGGCGAGCCATCATTCGCGCGCTTGTCACACGGATCGACGTGCGGCCGACCACGGTGGAGGTCTCGATCTGCATCGGCATACTGACGGACGTCACCAATTCGGCTCTCGACATCCGGAAGCTTCCAACGCATCCGACGGGTTCGATCGAGGTCCTTACGGTCCCGGCATGCGTGCGACGCACCGGCATGGAGACGAAGCTTTTGATCGACGGCGCTCCGTTGGGACACCGAGAGCCTGATCGCAGCCTCCTACGCCTGCTCGGCCAAGCCCGGCGCTACAATGAAATGATCGTGCAGAACGCGGACATGTCTGTCTCGGATCTCGCGGCAAAGGCTGGCGTCACCCAATCCTACTTCACTCGGGTGTTCCGATTGAGCTTCCTGGCTCCAGAGATCACGGCCGCCATTCTGCAAGGCAACCAGCCTCCAGAGCTGACCGCCAACAAGCTCAAGCAGGCGCGCGCCCTGAGCCCCCGTTGGCCGGACCAGCACCGTCAGCTCGGGTTCAAATAAGACCGAGCCCGCTCGAAGGCACGCTCACACTGGTACCACCTCAAAGCCGATAAGAGACTTTCAGCGCTAGAGGCCCGTGGACCCGGCACCGCATGCGTCTCTCCGGTCGCTTGCCGACGGACGTCCGCCGCTAAGTCGCGGACAGTGCCCAAGAAATCCCAGCCATAGCGGAGACTCAAATTTTATGTAGCAATATCAAGAAGTTATGGCGGGGCGAACGGGATTCGAACCCTCGGTACTGCTAGAGCAAGCCCCGGAAATACCCCACTATTATCAATACGTTGGGACCAGAGATATCTTCTGCATACGTCCCTTTCGACTGGACTTCCCTGCGGATTGGAGCGGTACTGTCGTTGTGCCTCGCCGCTGCAGGCGGCAATGGGCTCCGCCTCGGAGAGAAACCCGGGGCTTCGGGTGGTGCAAGGCCACGCATAGTGCGTGGCCGTACACGAGGATCACCCGATGGCCAAATCTGGCAATGCAAAATCGAATGCGACACGTAAACCGACAGCCTCGTCGGCACCCGAGACCGCGCCCACCTCTCCCACGCCGCGTCCCCGTGGCAAGCTCGGATTGATCATCGACCATCTTGCCGCCAAGCGTGGCGCGACGGTCGACGAACTCGCCGAAGCAACCGGATGGCAGCGGCACTCCGTGCTCGGGGCCCTGAGCCGGCTCAAAGCCCGCGGCTTCGCTTTCAACCTCGACCCGATCTCCGGCCGCAAGGCATATCGGCTGCAGAAGGATTGAGATCAATGTCGAGGACATCTGATCAAACCAGTGAAGCGATCACGGCGGAGGTTGCCGCACTTGCTCTGCTCCCCCATCAAGAGCTCCGCCTTGCGTGGCGACGATACTATAAGGCGTATCCGCCGAAGTTCGTGAATCGCAACGTGATCGAACTTGGCGTTGCCTGGAAGATCCAAGAGCGGGCCTTCGGAGGACTTGATGCGGCGACCAAGCGCCAACTCGACGCGCTCGCCGACGAACTGGAGGCCAAGTCCGACATCACCAGACCGAAGCAACTCGAGCTGAGACCCGGCGCCCGACTGGTCCGGGACTGGCGTGGAGAGATCCACGAGGTTCTGGTCACCGAGGAGGGATTTCAATGGCGCGGTCGGAGTTGGCGCTCGCTCTCCCTCATCGCGAAGGAGATCACCGGGACCCATTGGTCGGGACCACGCTTCTTTGGTTTGGTAGGCCCGATAAAGAAATCGCCTCCCCGCAGCAGACCCGAAGGCGTGACGTATGAGTAGGACGCTCGGGTCCACCCGATCGAATGGCGCAGCGGTCGTCCGCTGCGCCATATACACACGCAAGTCCTCCGAGGAGGGTCTCGAGCAGGAGTTCAATTCACTCGATGCGCAGCGCGAGGCGTGCGAGGCCTACATCCAGAGCCAGAAGGCCGCCGGCTGGATCGCCCTGCCGGCGACGTACAATGACGGCGGTCTGTCGGGTGGGACCATGGATAGGCCAGCGCTTCGGCGCCTGCTCACCGATATCGCGGCTGGCCGCATCGACACAGTCGTCGTCTACAAAGTCGACCGGCTGACACGTGCGCTCAACGACTTCGCCAAGATCGTCGAAGCCTTCGATGCCAAGGGCGTGTCGTTCGTCTCCGTAACGCAGCAGTTCAACACGACCACGTCGATGGGCCGCTTGACGCTCAACATGCTCCTTTCGTTCGCCCAGTTCGAGCGTGAGGTCACAAGCGAGCGCATCCGCGACAAGATTGCGGCGTCGAAGCAGAAGGGCATGTGGATGGGCGGCAATCCACCGCTCGGCTACGACGTCATCGACAGAAAGCTCGTCGTCAACACTCCCGAAGCCGAGCGTGTCCGCGATATCTTTCGCCGCTACACCAGCCTCAAATCCGTGCGCGCGCTCAAGGAGGAACTGGATAACGCGGGCATCGTGAGCAAGGCGCGCGTCGATCGCTCCGGCACGTCCCGGGGCGGAAGGCCGTTCGCCCGCGGCGCGCTCTACCTGCTACTGCAGAACCGCATCTACCGCGGCGAGATTGTCCACAAAGACAAGGTCTATCCTGGCCTGCACGAGGCGATCGTCGACGACGCTTTGTGGGATACGGTGCAGGCTGTACTCGCCGAGAACCGCGTCGAACGGGTGACGCGATCAGCAGCAACCGATCCGAGCTTGCTTGCTGGCCTCGTCTACGATGCGACCGGCGAGCGCATGTCACCGACGCACGCAAACAAGAAGGGCACACGCTACCGCTATTACGTCAACCAGTCGCTGATCAAACGTGGCCGGCCACAGACATCTGTTGACGCCTGCCGCGTTCCAGCATCCGATCTCGAAACGATCGTTGATGACGAGATCATCCGGTTGATGAGAGACGAGCGGATCGTCCACGAGGTCGCCGGACATTTATCCGTCGCGCAGCGGAAGGCTCTGATCACTCAGGCTGCAGCATTCGCCGAGCGTTGGCGTTGCCGCTCGCCTTCAGATCGGCGTGCCATCTCGAGTGCCCTGATTGAACGCGTCGTCGTCCACCCGAAGCAGGTTGCACTGACCGTTCGGCTCGGCGCCATCCCACACGTCACGGCTCCGGACATCGACATCCGACGTCTGCCGCAGAGGCTCGATGGGCCGACACGTGTCCTGTCGCTGCCGGCGCGCCTCAAGCGCACCGGCATGACAACCAAGCTGCTCGTCCAAGGTCCTGCAAGCTCCGTTCGCCGTAGTGTCGATCGGAGCCTTATCCGTCTGATCGGGCAAGCACACCGTTGTCGCCGGATTCTGGATTGCGCCAGCCATGACCAGACCATGGCCGCACTGGCTGCAAAAGCGGGCGTCGGCGCGACCTATTTCACCCGCGTCGTGCGCCTGAGTTTCCTCGCGCCGGAGATCACAAAAATGATCCTGCAAGGGCGTCAGCCTCCGGAGCTGACAGCCAACACCTTGGTGACGCTGGGGCCTCCGCCTTTATCATGGGAAGAACAGAAGCGTCGCTGGGTCTCGCCTCAGGCATGATCTCGAAGTCGTCACCACCAACGCGTGAGCATAGCGCGCTTTTTCTTCTTCCACTCGCATGACCGCCGCGGATGCACCACAGCCTTTCGTACCACCCAAAGTGCCGTTTGAGACTTTCGGTGATAGAAGACCAAAGAACCGTCGCCGAAACTGTCTCTGCCACAGGGTGCTTGCAGGACCGGGACCTAACCCCCCGGAACCACGGACAGAGTTCAAACTCAGCCCAAAAAACGATTTTTCTATTTTATATCAAGGACTTAGTGGCGGAGAGGGAGGCGCTCGACTTGCTCGCGTAAGCTACTGATTCGACACTATCTTCTCAGTTCGATCTTCGACATTACCCGGAATTTTACCCGCTGCTCTGGCGACATCGCCGCCGTGTCACGCGCTAAGCGACATCACTCGCCGTGCGGGTTCCGCCGAAAGCTCTGCCAAAATTTATACGCACCGCCTGGCTCGTCAAGGGTCGGGAGGTCTCCCGGGCGTCACTATCAGCGGACGCCCGCGTTCACGCTTCACTGAGCAACACCAGCTCGAGCTGCGGGATGGTTTCCAAGGTCACGAGCTTAGAGACCGACAGCCCAACCAGCCGCACGCCCACCGACACCGGATATGGCGTGCGCATCAAAGCGACACTCAGTTCCCGCAGCTTGGCCACCTCTCGAGCACGAACTGGTCAAGCGGCGGGGCCGGGTTCCGACCTGGGCGTCGCACCGCCGCGATTTGATGGGCCTATTTGGCTCGACACTCGAGAGGAGGTTTAAGGCAGCTCACGCTGGCCAGGAAACCCGGCATCGGCACCTTCTGAGCGGTGACCGCGCTCATGCTGCCGATCTTCTGGCCGTCGATCACCAGCGCATGGTCGCCCGAGCGGAAGCGTAAAACCCCGCTCAGGTTGGCCAGCCCGACGAAGATCGGGCGGAACCCCTTACCGCGACCCGACTGCGTCCCGTGGCGCGACACGCCGTCCGCCAGCGCAAGGCGCAGGGCCTTGCCGTCGTCGGTGAGATCGGCAAACTCGGAGCAAGAGCGGAGGCTGGCTCGCACACCGATGCCGGCATCGGCGACGGCAAACTCGAACGCGTCGCCGCTGCCGAAGAAGGCGGCGATACCCGAAGACGAAGCGCCGGAATGCTCATGCACGTTGCTGAACATTTCGCCGAGTGCCGCCGCAAACTGCGCGGCGGTGCGGCGATGAAATCCCATCGCGCCGGCGGCCTTCTGCGCCGCGAGTTGAAAGCCCATCCACGGGGTATCGTCCTCGCTCCATTGCGCGCCCATGCGGAAGAAACCCGACGCCGCGCCGTTCGGGCAGATCCACTGTTTGCGCCCGCTGCACAGCGCGGTCTCGAACGCCTGCATGGCGCCGGGGAGGAACCAAGATG